GCCATCTCGACATATCGAAGATACGCGCGCTGGGATGGCAACCAACCATAGGCATCGAAGAAGGATTCAGGAGAACGGTGGCGAGTTATGAGTGACTTGATTCTTTATGGTTCTGGCACAACTGGCCGCTACATCGCGCGGAATCTGAACGCCGCAGGAACGCCACCCCTATGTTTTGTGGACAGCGATTCAAAGAAACATGGACTTGTGATGGAAGGGATTGAAGTCGTTGCGCCTGCTGTGGCGAAGACGGTCTACCCAGATGCAACCTGGATCGCCTCATCAATCGTGCCTGTCCTCTGGCGCGAGATCACGGCGGAGATCGATCGGCTCGGCGTGAAGACTGTGCCGGTGTGGGAGTTTCTGCCGCAGAGGACTGCGCCGCCGACTAGGGCTGTATTCGAGGAGCTGCTCCGCTTAGTCGATGATCCAGACTCTCTCAACTTTCTCTGGGATCAATGGCATCTGAGAACCGACCCGGCGATCTATACACAGATGCCACCCGCCGACATCGCCGACATCTACTTCCCCGACTTCATCACGCACAGAGATGACGAGCACTACGTGGATTGCGGGGCTGCTGATGGGGATACGGTGAGGGAGTTTCATAAGCGGTGGCAGAACTATTCGCGCATCACAGCTTTCGAGCCGGACGCTGCTAACTTTCGCAAAGCGGAGGCCGCTTGTTTCGTATGCGAATCCGCAAACGTCTTCCCTTTTGCGATATCAGACCACCAGCACAGAGCCGAGTTCCATGCGACAGGGGATTACTCCGCTCACCTTGAGGCCAACGGCAACGAAAGCGTCCTGTGTCTCAGCCTAGACAAGCTGGAAAATTTGTACACCCCCACTTACATCAAAATGGACATCGAAGGGAGCGAACCCGCCGCGCTCTGGGGCGCACGCCGCATTCTCAAAGAGCACAAACCGGTGCTGGCCATCTGCGCGTATCACGAGAGCGAGCACTTCTGGTCGATACCGCTCTTGGTTCATGCGCTCCAGCCTGAGTATCGCCTCTTTTTCCGGCGCTACGCAGAAGGCAGTTTCGAGATAGTTTGGTATGCTGTGCCACCCGAGAGGATCCAATGATGAACGCCGTTCTGATGATGATGTACAACACCGCCGAGAGCCAACTCGAACTGACGAAGAAGACCTACGAAAGCATCCTGGCGCAAGATATCGGCCCAATCTTCATCTGGCTCGTCAACAACGGTTCGACCGCCGACACGAAAGAGTGGCTGCAGTCGCTGCCCCAGCCGGAAGGTCGCATGCTGCACATCGACCACTACCCGCAGAATGTAGCTCCGACAAAGATTGTGAACAAGTCGGCGGCGGTTTTGTTTGCGCTGAGTTACACACAACTCTTCGGCGTGCCCAACGATGTGATCCTGCCGCCAAATCTGTTCTCGGAACTGGCGAAGTGGCCGCGCGGGTTCGTGGCCGCGTGGATGAATGAGGATTACAACAACGTGGCGCCGTGCGAGCACGCGGTTGCTGTGCATGAAGACCCACACACTTCGGTGATGCTGGTACGGAAGTGGGCGCATGCCGCGCTGGTCGCGAAGGATGGCTACTTTCTCGATGAGGGCTACCAATTCTATGCTTCAGACTGCGATCTGAAGCTGCGCATGCACGCGTGTGGCATCCACGGTATCCAACTCGACATCCAGTGCTACCACTTTTCTGGAGCATCGCACCGCCTGGCGCCGCCCGAGATCAGTAAGGCTATTACGGATCAGGCGGATGTGGATCGGGCGTACTTCTATTCAAAGTATGGATTCAATGTCGGATCTCAAGAGCACGTGGACGCGCTCAAGGACTTGAATTTCAGGGGATGAAGTGGCGTGGAAACACAGACGGTCTACGCGAAGGCATCCCTTCACTTGGCTGATGGCGAGCATTGTTGTGGGGATTGACGAGATCACGAAAGAGTTCCTGAAACAAATAGCCCCGGCACGAGGCCGAGGCTGAAGGGGAACAGGGATGCCGAGGTTAGGTCGTTTGTACGAAAGTCGTGCTAGTCGGGAGGCCAGCAGGCAGCGCCGATGGTGTGATGATATCGCTCAGAGTCCACGTTGGCACACTGACGCTCGACGCTGTGCGGGTGTAAGCGAGCGGGGTTGTCGTGCTCTCCACCCAGCCAGCAGGCAGAGGACCAGTTACGATCAAGCCGGTTGGGTCAACAGTGGGGCTAACGGCCGGATCGTTCGAAGTGACGGCATAAACGGCGTCGGTCGGGGGGACGCTGCCGGCCGGTACGAACGTGCCGGTAAAGATTTGGGTGTTTCCGCCGATTGTGGGCAACATGGTGATCTCCGTGAAGCTAGTGCGGGTTGGGGTCGGCGCGGTGGGCGGCGGCGTGATTGGTGGGAGCCTGTCTGCAATGCGGCCAAGCTCGCGGGCAATGATCTTGAAGAGGTTGATGATCTCGCGGACTTCGCGTCCGGCGATGGGTTCATCAGAATCATCGTAATCGCGGTTGAAGCCTTCGGACACAAATACCTCCACGATGAGGGTAGGATAACGCCGAAAGGATTGACTGTACAAGATTGATCGGATTTTTCATGAGGAAATGATGATGGGAAAAGCAGCAAGAAAAACAGCGGCGCTGAAAGCGCTGGCGAGAACATGGACGGCGTTTGAGCCTGTCGTCATCACCGACCTTATGCGGATTGACTTCCCGCACCTCATGTACTGCTCGTCAATCTTCGCCAATTCGCGCATCGAAGCGCAGATATTTCAAGTCTCAACCTCCATCGGCGGCGTGAACCAGGTGAACCTTGTTAGGCACGGCCAGATTGAGGATGTGGATTGGGAGGAAGCGCAGCGCACGATCCATCAACTCTTCGGGCCGGAAGTCAGTGCGATCGAGATATACCCGCCAATCGAGCATGAGTGGGTCACAAAACTGCGCATGCGCGTGGTCTGGGTGCTGCCGCATACGTGGGAGTTGCCGTTCGGGTTGCACATCGCGGGAGCTTGGGGGAAGCCGATTCAATGAGTGATGAGCCGACGTACGAAGAGTTAGTTGGGCCAGAGGCGATCCAAGACGAAGACCTAGAAGCAGGAGTCAGGCTCGCGGCTCATGACCTATTCCTGCGCTTACAGGGCACATTCTCGGCGCCAGCCTATATCACCTTGGAAGAGGTGAGGGACGCGACAGGGTTCGACGGCCAGAGGACAGCCGATGCAATGGCTATCAGTCTCTACCGCTCAAGGGGAAAGGCGCTCTGGGGCTTCGAAATGAAGGTATCGCGCAACGATTGGCTCAAGGAATTGAAGCAGCCGGAAAAGGCTGAGTCGATCATGCGCTACTGCAACTATTGGGGTTTGGTTGTGCCGGACAAGGCCATCGTTAAGGATGGCGAACTGCCGGCATCTTGGGGAATGTACGTCGCGCAGAAGAACAGGCTGAAGTGTGTTGTCCCGTGCCCCATATTAGACCCGCTGCCGATGAGCATGACGATGCTCACAGCGTTGGCCTACGCAATCAATCAACGCCAGTCAAAGGTGGATGAGGCGGCGCTTCGTGCGGCGAAAGACGCAGGGTATAAAGAAGGTTCGGCTCGAACCCAGTCACAGTATTGGCAGGACACATACAAAGAGTTGAGCGAGAAGGTCGAGGTCTACGAAAAGGCGTCTGGCCTCCAAATCAAACATGGCTGGCAGAAGCAGGAGAAAGTGGGTGAGGCTGTAAAGCTACTTCTCGCCGGGAATAAGGCTCTCAACCCGCTAGTGCGGACTTTGGAGTATTGCTCTGGAGAGATTACGCGATTGAAGGAAGCACTAGATGAGCAGATTAAAAATACGAAGTCGGTGATGGCCTTGCAGGTCGCTCCAGAAGTACAAGGCAAAGACGATGAGTAGACCAGAAGCCTACACCGCCGACGAGCTGCGCCAGGCGCTCAAGGATCGCCAGGGCGGGTATACGTTGCAGCAGTATGCCGCCGAGATCGGGATCAGCTTACCGATGCTTGGACAGATTTTGACCGGAGCGCGCAGCGTCGGCAACCAGAAGGTGCTCGAATACCTCGCGCCGCGCGGGATGCAGTACGTGCACCGCGACATTTGGCACCTTATCCCGAAATAAACGACTCGCCCTGCTCGAACAGCGCCGTCTCCGCCTGGCGCCTGCGAAGCAATCCGGCGAGTTCGACACCGCCACTACGGTCCCAGCGATCAAACTGAGCCGCGGCGAGCTCGTATTGCCCGGCATTCAACTCCCTGAGCAGCGTCGATGAATCGAAGTTCCCGCGGCCGATGTTGAAGATCAGATCGACGAGCGCGTTGTTCTCGTCCTGCGTGATCGGCACAGTGACTTCCTGGTTGACCGTACTTTGCGCCCATTGGCTGTCGGCAAGGAACGCGGAGTCAATCTGCGCATCGGTCCAAACAAGGCCTTCATGCACTTCTGGACCCGTGTGCCCCACACCGATCGTCCACGTCCCCTTCGAGTCCTGGTAGGCCTGGTACTTGCGGCCCTCAAAACTCGCGGTGAGCGCTTCGCCCGTGTAGGTGTAGTTGTTGACGCCCATCACTGTCCCCTCATCGCCAGCCACACCTGGGCTTTCTGAATCACGCCAGCGATCGCGAACGTGTCGATGTTCGCGCAAATGTCCACATCGTTGTTGTTGTGCACGCGCAGGACGACAACCGACTTCAGAGAATCCGCAGATTCAACCGCTTTGATCAAAATATCCGTCACGGTCGGCATGCCGGTACTTGCCGCTAGATCCCCGAGAGTCGGTGCCGCGGCTTCCGCCTTCCTCTTCCAGCGCTCTCGAGTCGCAGTGCATCCTGGGCAATGCGCGGCTTCAGAGCACAACCCATCAGGACCGCCGCCCATCATGTAGCAGCCGGCATCGAGCGCCGGCGCTTCCTGAATCACCGGCTCCCGCTTTACGAAGGGCATGGGCGACGCCGGAGCCGCGGGCTGTGGCTGCATCGGCACAGGTACCAGCTGCAGGCTCACAAACCCATCGTTGAGGTGCTGGTTCTGGAGGATCGGCACGCCGAACAGCACCTGGAGGATCAGCTTCTTCTTCCGCACCCCCATGTACCAGCGCTGGAATGTGGACTGCTTGGGCTTCACTTCGATCGCGGCGAGGTCGGTGAGGTGGCGGTTGGTTGCCGGGTTCATGATGTACACCAGCGGCGTCTGGCCCATCGCGCGGGCCTGCTGGAGCATGTGGCGGCATTGGAGGAGAGTGGATTCCATGGTGGCTCCTTTCATTTTGAGAAATCTAACACGTGTTGCTGAAGTCGGCAGCGGAGTCCGATGTCAATGTACTCCGGATTTAACTCGATGCCGATGCTTTTGCAAGATAGATCACGGGCAACTTGCATGGTGGTCAACGAGCCGGCGAATGGGTCCAGAACTGTACCGCCTGGCGGACATCCGGCGAGGATGCAGGGTTTGATGAGTTCCGTGGGGAATGTGGCGAAGTGAGCTTCGGCAAATGACTCTGTGACAACAGTCCACACTGATCGCTTGTTCCGCTTATCCACAAGCAGGCATACCTTGTCGCTGAAGGACTCGTTGTTTTTGATACCACTTCGCGCCGCAGCTAGTTTGCGCTTCTCTTCTTTTCCGTAACGTTCGGGAGTCGCATACCCGATCGCAGTGTGGTCGCTGTTCCCAGGGTCTTGGCACCATCCATGGACAGGCCTACGCGCCACAGCCTTCATGTTCCCGTTTGTCTTCTGCCCACCATTGGCGCGCTCCCTACCAATTTGCGCCTCCACATCCTGCGACAACCGAGCGTGAGTCCCGGGTGACACTGGTTCTAAAATCGCCTCTTGGTTGTAGTAATACCGCTGGCCCTTCGAGAGCAAAAAAATGTACTCATGTGACTTGGTGCAGCGATCGGTTACAGATTCCGGCATTGGATTCGGCTTCGCCCAAATGATGTCCTGGCGCAAGTACCACCCATCGGCCCGCAGTGCAAAGGCCAACATCCAAGGGATGCCTATTAAGTCTTTGGCTTTTATGCCCGGCGTGTTTTTTAAGCTTCCAACCCTAGTTAACCCCAGCGGGTGCGCTTTAATACTCCGCGCCCAAGTACCTTCCAGCCCCGATGACGCCTCGCTGACAGTATTGCCTCTTGATTGTGCGCCCCATGAACCAGCGTAACTGTCCCCGATGTTGATCCATAAAGTTCCATCTCCATGCAACACGCGCCACACCTCACGAAATACCGCCACCATTTTTTCGATGTACTCGGCCGGCGTTTTCTCGAGCCCGATTTGATGATCGACGCGCACGGCGCCGCATTGCCGGCACTCGTCTTTGTAAAAATTCTGCGCACCCGTGAAAGCCCGATCCGCGCGCTGGCCAGTCGCACCCTGGTTGCCATGGAGAGTTTTGTGGTCACAGTCAACCGAACCACCTTCCCATCGACCCGTTTGGTAGTCTCTGAGGCCCCATGGTCACCAGTATGGAGGACTTGTAACGCAACAGTTGATTGATTCGTCTGGCAGCGTCTGTAGGACTTCAAGCACATCCCCACAATAGACCGTCACAGAGTTGTCGTTGTAGTAAGTCTCCATACTGGGTTGGCACCTCCTTCCTCGATGAGCGCATAGAGTATTTTGCGCCAACGGTTTTCCTTGCCCTTCAATTTCAAGTGGCACTCTCTGCAAAGTAGGATTAGGTTTCCAACATCAAACACCAACAACGGAGCCTCGGAAAATGGTGTGATGTGGTGGTACTCGGGCTGGCGCATGGAGCCGCAGAGGCGGCAGTGTTTGTCGCGGTAGCGCACAGCACGCTTCGCTTTGCGCCATTCTGGATTGGCATAGAGGGACTGGCGTAATGGGGTGTGCCCACCTTTCCAGTGTGGGTTTAAGACCCCCACCCGGCCGTACATTGGGTTCTTTTCGCCGGCCGCACCCCAATGTTTGTGACGGCGAATCTCAGACATTGCTCGTCCAGGGATTTTATGTTTTGCGAGCCAAAAGCAAATGGCATTATCGGTGATTCCAAAATCCGCAGCGATCTCACTGGAAGTCCGGCCCTTCTCGACATACTCCAACAAAAGCCACTTGCGATCCCAATACGGACGCCGTGGTCTCCAGTGTTGCCCTTTTTGGAATCTTCCGTTCACTTTCTCTCCGTGCGAGCATTGAAAAACCGGCAAATGGTGGTAGTAGTACAGAGGTAAATAAAAGTCACGGAACCCTCACCCCATCCAATTCAAACTCACTTCTATTCAATTCAGGGCGGAGAGTTTCGTGATCGTTCCTGTATTGTTCAGGATTTTCTCCAGAACTATCCAGAGTTTTTCCAGAATTACACCAATTTATCTGTAACTTCTTGATTACGCTACCAGTTGGATGGCTTACTTTTTGGTGGTCATCAAATTTCACGACTCGACCGTACACTTTCCCGTCCGGAGTTTTTCCGGTATCTATGTAGCCAATTTCCTGAAGGCTCCGGAGCATTTCCGGAATCTCTCCGGAGAGTTCGCGAATCGGAAATACCGCTGCTTGGACGAGTTTTGGGTGCGCGTGGAAGTAGCCTTCATCATCTGCGTAGCAGAGTAGACCAGCAGCTAAAAGGTGTGTTTCTGGAGGGAGGAGAGATAACTCCTCATGGAAAAAAAATGACGGTTTTATCGTCCGAATACGCGGCATTAACCCTCTCTGGTGAGGCTGACGGGGATGGCCAGAGAACCATCCCCACCACTTGCGACCCGGTGATCAGCCGAGTGCCTTAACCCTAAACCTTGGCGGCAGGATTAGAAACACTCTAAATCACACAAAAACAGATTGCAAGCACAAAGCAACCCGGCGTAAAGTCTCCCCATGAGCACTCCGGAAATCATTCTCATTTCAGCGCTCTGCGGCATGTTTGGGCTGGCGCTGCTCGCGGGTGTAGCCTTCCTCATCTGGCTGGCGATCGAGCTCCGCAAGACCCAAAGAGCCGTCCAGGCCGAGAACACTGCAATCCAAAACAAGACCCAGACCGCCCTCGACCGAAACGAGCAGGAAACGAAGTCCACTCTCGAGTCCGCAAAGTCCTCATTCTCCGCGATCCGCGCGGAAATGAAAGTGATTCTCGATTCCAACCAAAACAAAACTACAGCGCTGCTCGAAGAGCACAAGCAGGCGATGCAGGTCGCAATTGGTAAGATCAATGCCGAGGCACTGACCGCGGCCGCGGTTCGCTGCTTTGAAGCCTGCACGCGGCTGGAGAAGACCATCACCATCTTCCAGCGGCTGATTTTAGAAAACACCGACCAAAGGGAGCCGAGCAACTATGCCCCGGAAGAGTACGCTCCAGAACGAACAGAATTTGGCGGGCCCCCAAGTGGCTTCAGCCTTAGCGTTAATGCCAACGCGGATACAGAAGCGGAGCGCGAAAGCGGCGCCCTACAAGAATCCGGGGCCGTCTGATCGCAGGCGCTGGTTCCTTCACGTCGGCAAGCAGATGACGATCGAGGATATCTCTGGGCAAGAAGGCGTCGCGCAGTCCATCGTCCAGCAGTCCATCGACCGGTGCAAGGAATACCGCTACCGCTGCTCAAATGAGATGGTGGCGCTGCGCGTAAACGAAGTCGTCATAGAGAAACTCGACGGCGTGGGTGAAGTCTTTGATCGTGGATTAACGGCGAAGAAGTTTGTGCCCGCGGGCGGCGGCAAATTCCGCAATGTGCCGGACATCGCCATGCAGTTGAAGACCATCGAGACCATCAAGAGCCTGCAGGAAGTCGCGCAACCCAAGGCTCCACTCGTCCAAAACAATACTCAATTCAACAACAATCTAAACGCGCCAGGCTATCAGCCGGGGATGAGTTTTGAGTCGAGATTGCGATCGATCCGAGAGAAGCGCGGGCTGAAGAACGAAGACGAGGAAGTGATCGTTGATGCGATCGACGCGGACACTGATCAGTCGGTCGAAGATGAACTCGCAGATATTGGTGTCGATCTCGAAGAAGGCGAAGAAGAGGGCGACGATTGAGGCTTCCTCGCAAAAACCCGGAGCTTAATGATGCGATCGAACTCCTCGACCAGCACTACGTTGCGGCGGACAAAAATGTGAGCGCCGCGTGGGCTCGACTTTCGGCGGATGAGGCTGTGTGGATTGATACGGAAATCGATAAGTGCCTCGACAAGCGATATTACTTAGAGAACTATCACACAATTAAAACAGAAAGAAACATTCTCAAAACCCTTTACCCATTCTGGGACCATCAGGAAATGGTCTATGAGGCAATGCAGGAAGAGTGGGAAGCGAAAGACGAATGCAATCTTATCATCCTGAAACCGCGGCAGACCGGCGTCTCCGTTTGGACGGCCGCGGCCATGTTTCATCAAACCATTTTCCATCCGCACATGTTCACGATGGTGATTGCGCAAGACATCAAGACCAACACCCACCTTTACAATATGTGCTTAAACGCCTACTATCTGCTCCCGTGGTGGTTGAGACCCGAATACATCTACAAGACAAAAACAGGGGCAATCGAATTTCAGCGCGTGGATGAGAAACTGCGTGGTCTTGATCCTGGCCTTGGTTCGATGATTCAAGTATCGCCAGCCAATCAAGTTTCTGGTGTCGCCATCGGGCGCTCGATTTCGAACCTCCATATGTCCGAGGTCTCAAGATATCCCGAGAACGGGCTCTACGAAGCGGATATCAAACCCAGTACGCGCAGCGCGCAGCATGGCTTTCGTGTGATGGAGTCCACCGGCCTGGGGAGGAACGGCCTATTCTACGAGCAGTGGTGCGCGGCGGTAGATGGAGAAACCGAATTTCGCCCCGTTTTCATCCCCGTGTACAAGGTCAGAAAATATTACAAGGTGGCCGACAGTACATTTGAACTAGCAGATGACGAGAAGAACTTCAACGAACGCATCAAGAAGGAAAACCACTTTGCAATTCCAGATGCGTTTTGGAATTTTTATAGGACAGCGTTCCGCGCCGCGCGCCGCGCCGGGAGTAACGCTAAATCTGGATTCATTGAATCCTACCCGCTAACTCCGGCGCAGGCTTTCCAGTCATCTGGCCTCTGCGCATTCGATAAAGACTCACTAGAGTGGCAGCAACTTAACAAAGCCTGCAGGCCCACTTACGCAGGTGAAATCACGCTCATTTCGATCGACAAAGGCGCGAACACCAGCGACATCGTACCGGTGGACGAAGACGAGATTCTGCCGCGGCGCAAATCAGGCAGGGGCGGCAAGCGATTCCACGTCTGGGAAATGCCGGAACGCGGCGCAACGTACTATGTTGCTAGTGATATTGCGCTGGGCAACGGCGGCAATTACACATCGGTGACCGTCTGGCGTGCTGGCGAGGGTATGGAGCCGGACACGGTAGTCGCCACATGGCTAGGCTGGATTCCGCCGAAGCGCGCGGCGCACGTCATTTCGGCTATCGGGCTTTTCTATAACTCAGCGGAAGTGGCTTGCGAGTACGCGAAGGATGGCATCACGACGGGCAATGAACTGCGTGACCTCGATTACCCGAACCTCTATCGCCCGCAATACAAGGACCGTCTCACTCATCAAGCTTCGAACTATCTTCACTGGTACACGAACTCAAAGACGCGCGATGAGATCATTGGTTGCATGAACGAAGCGCTGCTTGACCACACGGTTGTGATTCGAGATGAAGACGCGCTCGACGAGATGATCGACTTTGCTGCCGTGGATGGCGATCGCATCGAAGGCCAGGGGAACGAGGACGATCAGGTGTTCTCGCACATGATTGGCTTGTATTGCCTGCGCGAGACCACGAAGCATCTGAAGTCGGCGGCTGTGGCTGAAGACAAAAACCGGGACGATGGGCAGGTGTTCATCTACGGCGTGTACGACAACTTCATGCGCCAGCGCGGGCAGTACAATACGAATGCGGAAGCCATCAAAGCGCAGGGCGTGAATCCCGGTTGGACGGTGCGGCCCATCCCGGTCACCAATGCCAATACGCTTTTTAGTCCCATCTTTGATCAAATGGGCGCAGAGTTTGAGTTGCACAAGCACGGCGTGCATTCGACTGAGATTCTGCCGGACATGGTGTACGCGTATCGCAGCGCGATGCAAAATTTTGGCAGCGGGCAGCAAGAGATTGATGACAGTTGGTAGAGGAGACGAGGATGCAGCCACAAATTGTAGGTGACAACCAGACCGGCGCGTACTGTCCTTTGTGCCGCGATGCCGGCAATCCAAAAGCAATGGCGATGCGCGACAACGTGGACTGCTTTTGCCTCATGGGGCACCGCATGCCCCATGCGCGGTTTTGGGCGATGAATCCGGAGATGATCAAACCGACTGTGCGCTTCGGGCCGGGACCGGGTGACATCAAAGTCGAAGTCTGGTGCAACCAGGAAGTCTACATGAAAGCCAAGGAAGCGCTGGGCGAGCGGTTCCATCCGACCATTGCCTCGCTCATCCGATGCTGCATGGCGGGCGAACCCGTCATCATCGACGGTCAGCAGGCTGCGGAGCTACGCAAACTGGGCGTGAAAAATGGCGCGGAGATTCTGGCGACGGTCAAGCTCAACTCGGAGTTGTCGGGGCAGAACGAGTATCTGACGGAAGAACTTAACAAGTGGGAAAAGCGCTTCGAGAACGCGCTGGCTTCGACACAATAAGTGTAAACGGTAATAAATACCTTGACTAACCCAAGAGATATTGCTATTCTGATTGTGGGTTAATCAAGGTATCTACAAATGTACATTCCAAAGACACTTACCGAAGCAATCCGTTACTACAGCGACGAACAGACCTGCATTGACACCGTTGCTGCTCTGCGTTGGCCGAACGGGATTCCCGTTTGCCCAAAGTGCGGCGTAGAAGAGGGTGACCGCAAACACTATTGGCTGGCCACTCAGAAAAGGTGGAAGTGCTATTCCTGCCGCAAGCAGTTTAGCGTCAAGGTAAACAGCCTCTTCGAGGATTCGCCGCTCTCTCTCGACAAATGGCTCATCGCTTTGTGGATGCTCTGCAATTGCAAGAATGGGGTTTCCAGCCATGAGATCGCGCGGGAGCTTGGAATCGCCCAGAAGTCGGCATGGCACCTACTGCACCGTCTGCGCTCTGCTCTGCAATCTCCCGATGAATGCGCGTTGGGTGGTGGTGGTCAGATCGTCGAGATGGACGAAACCTTCATCGGCGGCAAGGTCAAGAATATGCACAAGTCGCGGCGGCCCAAGGGAACGGGGTTTAGCGGCGTACCGGTGGGAGCGATGGCTAAAACCATCGCCGTTGGGATGCTGGAGCGTACAGGCCGCATTCGGGCGGAAGTGGTGGCGGAACGGACCTCGAAAGTTCTCCACGGGCTTGTAGAGAAGCACATCGCCGATGGGTCTACCCTTATGACTGACGAATGGGGCGGCTACAAGGGAACCAATCTGGCGCACGAAATCATCAACCACGCGAACGAATACGTCCGGGGCCAGGTTCACACGCAAGGGATCGAGAATTTTTGGGCTTTGCTCAAGAGGGGATTGCACGGCACGTATATCAGCGTAGAACCGTTTCATCTGTTCCGCTACATCGATGAACAGGCTTTTCGGTACGAACACCGCGCAACGAAGGATAAGCCCTATACCAATGCAGACCGGTTCGGTATCGCTCTTACGCAGATCGGCGGAAAGAGGCTCACTTGGAAAGACCTGACCGGGAAGGAGGAGGGGTCATTCTAGGGCTTCTGTGGGGGCTTTGCGGGGACGTACTTGTATCGCTGATGCCGTGAAACGGGGGCTTTTGGTACGCTCGCTTCGCGTCTCTGCATTTCAGCGCGAGGCATGGAAACGAGCTTCGATAAGGCTTCTGCGAAAGCTGTAGCATCCGGCTTGGAAGGCTCGCGCTTCATTAGGTTTAAGATACCACGCTTGCAAATCTATTGTGTCATTTTCCACATGGGCGGTATACTCTAGACAGACAAGCCCTATGAGGGCTCCCCACGGATTACTCCGTAGGGAGCCTCATAGGCCGCAGACTCCGGTGTGCTACCACCTTTGCCTGCGGGTACCAAAATGCGGGTAAGCATTTGGCACCTCCGCCGCCCTAAGATTCGCTCGGTTTTTTGAGCTGAGGGACGGCATCGTGATGGTGGGTCGGCGATGTTCGCCAAACCTCTAACCGACCCGCCTAACTTAAAGACTCTGGCCCCCCTTTTCAACATCTGCCTTCGCTGCCAAAACCTCCGCAATCCCACGGAAGAATGCTTGGATGCGTTCTGGCCGCCACGTTGCAAATTCAGCCATATCCACCGATACATCGACGTTGAAGGTTACGCCGCCCGCAGTCGATTGCAGTACAGATGTCACATTTCTGCCCGGCTTGCGTGCAGGCTCGGCCTCGTTCTGGGGCTTAGGTTCCGCCTGTGCTTGCGCGGGAGACTCCTGCGCCGTGTTTGTTTTTGCGAGTTTGATCTGTCCACCCTCCCTTACAATCAGACCGCAGAGGGCCATGAATTCAAGAATCGTTCTTAGTTGCTTCCGATAATCTGGCCCCGCACTTGCGGCATCAGCCAGGAGAGCGATTGCCTGCTCTTCCTCGATTGGTCCGAACGTGATCCTCGGAAGGATGATGTTGGAAAACCATGTGTCCTTCAAGACTGGACTCAGCTTATGACTTGCGGTGTCTGGGTTCCACTCGTACGCTCGTAAGAAAGACAGAACCTCTTGAGCCGGAAGGTAGGAACCTGCATCGGAACGCTGAATTAACCCAACATTGTTAAGGAAGGAATTAGCAAGCGATACCGTCGTCGAGGCCATTCTTACAATCTCGGCAACCTCAGTCACAGAGGCTGCGCGAGATCCATTGCTGCTGGCCGCCGCATAGGCACGAAGGATATCTAGCTGTTTCGCAGTGGTAATACGGTCGGTTGGTAACGTTTTTGTCGGCTGCGTACGTGCCGCAGGCGGGTTGGGGTCAGTCGTGGCTGGCGTTACAGCCACCGGACCAACAGGGTTGGTGCTCATTGATCACCTCCAGTCGAAGCTACTCAGTCGCTTCGTGATGTTCGCCATTAACATCATGACGCATCATGAAGCCGGAGGTCAAGGTTTGAGTAGCCATGACAACAGTTAATTTTAACGTTCGATCTGTGAATTAATGGATAGGGCTGGGTTAGTCAGCGTAGTTATTACCCTTCTCAGTTACCGACGACTCACCGATTGTTACTTTTGCCTTGTCGCCCAATTCCCCACAAACCAGCTATCATGCAACCGCAGACCGAGACTTCGCGTCCCATCAGTATCTGAGTTCCAAGTGTCTGCCCTGTCCCGCACCGGGACGTTCTTCTGCTTGTTTCTGTTCTTCTCCTTTGAGTTCTTTGCACGTTTCACTGCCTTGTCGATCAACACGTCCCGATGTTTGCGTGTCATCGGGCTGTCAGGCCGGATCGAGTTGAGAAAAGCCTCCGGCATTCCCCTGCTGTCAGCTGTTTGCACTTGAACGAGGGCCCATGCAAACCAAAGAATTCTGCGTGTACAACGAGACTCGGGAAAACTTCCTGAGCTCTCGCGTCACCGTCATCGACTCCAAGTCCGATCCCCTGAAAGGGATCAAAGCCCTGATTGAAGGGCTGGGCCCACACGCGGAAGCCGGCCTCTGGTTGAATCCGCTCAAGAGCGTTCCCACCGTGCCGACCATGTCTCCCTACGATCTGGTCTATCTGGACCAGGACTGCCGGGTCGTGCACAACGTCGCCATGATTCCAGACGACGAGGTTCCTCACTTCAGCGGACACGCGACCAGCGCGCTGCTTCTGCCTATCCACACCTTCTCAAAATCCCAGGCTCACCCCGGCGATCAAGTCATCATCTGCGCAGCCGAAGAGATCGAACGCCGCCCCGCGCGCGTTCCCGTTGTCCCAGGCCCCGTTGCGGCAATCCTTTCTCCCGCCCCGCAAAGCCCACACCCCATCGCAAAGGCATCTTCGCCCCATCCCGGCATCCATCCGCCGATGCTGGTCGCAAGCTCCGGTCAACCGCAAACAGCAATGTCGCAGATCGAGGCCATAGATCGGGTCCAATCGCCCGTCCGCAAGAAGGAATCGCCTGGAACCCGGTTCCTGCGCGGGATCGTGCATCTGCGCGTGCACATTTCCTTCTCCATCGCGCCCCTTCCCAATTCCAGAACCACCGCCTCCCAAACCCCGCAATCGACCGTGAAATTGCCCGCCCTGTCGACCGTGAAGTCGCGCATGAACACTGCCGCGCAATGGACGAGGAGTCGCTGCGCTAGTCGGATTGAGAAATGGACCG